AAGCCAGTATCTCCACTAGCATAAAGCAATGTAGATACCCAAGTTGTAATATTAGTCGTCTTGGCATTTGGCACCCTGTGAACGCACCATCCCCACTCTCCACCTAACGGATTATTTGATTGAACGCGCATAGAGAGAACATACAGGTCATTTCCAATAAACACTCCGTCCATCGGCCACGAATAATGTGTATCTGAAATTGGGAACCAACGCAAGCTAGGACTCGTTGCCTTGTAGAATGTTACCGTAGAAGTAGAAAGATCAGGACCAGACTGAATAGCTAAACTGTCGTTAGTCATAACTGATCCGTTACGATCTACTGGAATTCCTGTTGCTGAATCTCTCCAATAGGTATCAGCAAACAGCCACAAAACCCGGCCGGTTCCATCATTAAACGGAATGCTTCTAGCAGAGTCTGCACCCAGCCATCTGCCAGTATTACCGGTCCTTGGATCAAACTTAATATCTAGATCAGGAGCAGGCTGAACATTATACGCTTGTGTGTGTGTGTACACCATTTCATTACCGGCGAAAATTCTATCAATTCGATTAGCACCCGCTTTGAGTTTACCGAAAGTATTGCTGCCCATTTTAACTGTTGGCATATGTCACCCCTGAATCACATAAAGTGTTGTAGCTACCTTGGTTGCCAGGGCATCATAAGCGGACTGAGTAATTGATCTTACTTCTGTGATTCCTACTCCCGTAACCTTGGTGTCAACTAGCGGCTTAAGGCTAGCTGGTGTAACTGCTCTGAATTGCTCTGTACCGGTATTTGTCTCGGTGACAGAAGCCAATTCAATAATTCCAGCTACCGATGTAGTAGCTGGGCGAACGGTTGGAGCCGTAGCTGTACCCGTTAGGTCACCGGCAAGTTGAATTAGACCCGGCGTTGTTGTAGTTGCATTTGGTGGGGTATAATCTCCGGCTTTGGCTGTACCGGCTATAGTGCCAATCACCAAACTAGAAGTACCAGCGCCAATAGTAGTTCTAACTGTGGCCGCATCGACAGAAGTAATGATGGTACGACCGATGGGTGTTGAGTCAGTAATATTAGCAGACGTAACTGTACCACCGGTTCCACCTCCTGGCGTTGACCATGTGCCATCACCTCGAAGATATGTAGTTGCATCTCTTGTTCCTGTGGCTGTCAAATCAGTAACGACGTGAGTGTGAGCTAAAGGAGTTCTAGCATCACTAAGTCTCGAATCATTACCGGCCGCTGCCGTACCTGCCGTTGTACCAATAACAAGACTTGATGTTCCAGAGCCCGTAGCTGTACGCACAGCAGCAGCATCGACAGCAGTTAATATGGTTCTACCAATTGCTGTTGAATTGGAAATATCTGTCGCCGTATGAGTGTGAATAGTGTTTGCCTTACCAGCCAAACCGGGAACCGTTGGTGCTGCTGCTGTACCGGCCAAGTCACCGGCAAGTTGAATAATTCCCTTTGCTGTAGTTGTAGCGTCAGTACCCCCAGCACCCGTTTGCCCCTGGGGAATTCCTATGTTAAGAGTCTGATTCGGCGCGGCGCCCGTGATGGTCGCAGTTGCGCTAGCACCAGCAGCCAAAGTGCTTACCGTACCAATCGACAAAACATTAGTTGGGCCAGTTTCTCCGATAGCACCTCTAGGAATTCCTAGAGCAAGCGTGCGGGCGGAAGGAGTACCCCCTAATGTTACTGTGGGGGTAGCTCCCGCCGCTAACGCGCTAGCAGAGGCGCTGGTAATTGTACCGGCAGGTCCCTGCGAACCGGTAGGACCAGCATATCCAGGCACCTCAACGGTGATGACTTCAATGTCATCTGGGCTGTATGGAATCGGCATGGTCATGACCTGATTATACCTGCTCCATGATTATTTAGCAAAAATTATGAATAGGTCTTGCTATTAGTGTAGGCCACAACATTTGAGTTATTATATGCTGTGAACTTTCTAGTAACAGCCGTTCCCGTATCAGTAATCTCAATAATGCTGTACTGCTCAACCGTTCCGCTAGATGGGCTTGGTCCCCAAGTCAATGTGTTAACCTTTTTCGAAGCACCCTGATGAAGAGGTGAAGAATGCATAACAGGAATACCAAGTGAATTGGTTCCATCGTCATATCCAACGGCGTGCATATCACCAGCCAAAATTTCAACGTTCTTGCCGCTAGCCTTAATAAAGTTGGCTAGCTCAGTACGCTCTGTGTTGTAACTAGGCCACTCATCATCAGCATCAGAATAATTTGAGAATGGCTGATCATTTCCCCAAAAGATTAGAGGCTCCGTTGCAGCCGTAATCGTATTCTTAAACCAAGTCTTCTGCTCAGCACCCAAAACAGTCTTTGAGCTATTGTCCGTAGCCGTTTGTACTGACTTGTAACTGCGGTTGTCGGTAACAATAAATCTAACTCTACCAATAACATACGTGTGATAGATTCCACCAGTAGCCGATGGCAATGAGTAATGCGGTACGCGCTTACGATATGCAGACTGAGCATATGGCTTAACAGTCGCTCCGGTGCCGCCAGTTCCATATGAATTGTTTGGACCGAAATCGTGATCACTCCACGTATAATCAAAAGCCATTTCCTTAAGCATTGGCCCAGAACCTGATGCGCTCAGCATTGTGTTAAACTTATTGTGGTAATTAGTCTCAGATGCTGTTGCATTGTCCGCATAGTGAAAATCTCCAACAGACAAGAAGAAGAGTGGAGAGTGAGCCTTAATTCTACCATAAGCTGCCGAAACACCATTTGCGTTGTCACATGAGGAAAAGGCAAACTTAAAGCTACTTGCGCCCTGAGGTGCTGTCCTCAAAGATTGAATCTTAGCTTTATCAATACCGGACCCTAGCTGCATTGCATAGTAATACTTAGTATTAGGTGTTAAGCCTGTAATTGTAGACTTCACATAACCGGCGCTATCTGGTGTTGAGGTAGTGGCAGCTAGAATTGGATTAGACATATCCGCTGAGGTGCTGACAGCAAGCTTCGCGGAAGGAGCACCTGAAGCCGTAGCTGATGCAGTAAATCCTGTAGACGTTAAGCCACCAGCCCACATTGTAACAATTGAGCCCGTTGGGTTTCCTGTACTGGTCTGGTTATGATAAGGGTTGGTAACCCCTGTTGGTACCGGCCAACCGGTATGCCAGTGCCACAAATCTCTAATTTCTGTAGATGCATATTCCGTGGCAGAGGCACTTGTTTCATTGAATTGGTTATAGTTACCCACCTTTTGGTACCAACTTGAACTTCCAGTAGATACCAAAGCATTTGAAGTAGCTGCTGGTACATTCATATTATTGTAGTAAAATCTTGCTTCACCAGCAACTATTTCTAGCATGCCCTCAAACTCTGTATTAGGAACATAATTATCGGCAAATACTACAATCTGACTTCCATTAGCCCTACCGACCAAACGGCACGTTCCATCACCATTGCTGGTTGTACGAATAGCAAGGCGCTCAGTGTCTCCATTATGAAGCTGAGCAATACATACCTCTGAATCATCCGGCGGAAGGTGTGTTACGCGCGCACGGAAGTGTAGCTGATGAACACCACCATCTTTTGCATCGAAGCCCATGTTTGTCCCGTTCAAATCAAGCTCTCTCAATTCAGAGCGCGCGAAGCTAGAGCCTGATGTTGTTGGGCCGTCAGCCCTCGCCCAAAATTGCACTCTATTAATTCCACCACTATTAACAACCTTGAAGTAAGGATCTTCGTTGTAACCGGCGGCAATGTCAGCCTGAGTCTTTGTGACAAACGTACTTCCACCATTAGGTGCAACCTGAACAGAAAAATGATTTTTTCCAGGTGCTGTGCCAATATTCAAAACCGTAGCTGGTGTTCCCGTTGGTGTTGGAGCTGGATCAACGGGTGTGGTTGGTGTTGTCGTAATGGCCGGTGAATAAACAGACTCGATGGCCTTATTGAATACCGTGGGCCAGCCCGTGTGCCAGTGCTCCAAATCTCTTACAATAACTCTAGAATATTCAGAAGGAAGATCCGATGTAGAGTTGCTTCTATTCTGAACACCAACCCTGAACGACCAAGAAGCTGATCCTGTAGAGAGCAAAGCTGTTGAAGTAATAATTGGATCTCTCATGCTACCGTAATAAATTCTAAGCTGTCCATCAACAACTCGAATTGAAAACTCAAATTCTGCATTAAGAACCAGAGGGTCCATTAAGCGAGGTGTGACCAAAGAACCATTAATAAACGCTCCCAAAGATACCACACCATTAGATAGATATGCTCTGATTGATGCTCGGTCTCCCGAACCATTATTAAGCTCTGCAATTACTGTCTCGGGGTTGTTAGGTGGAAGATGAACAATTCTCATCTTACCTCGGATGTAATGTGTTCCTACAAATGGGTTAAAAGTATATACTGAGCCATTAGAATTAACTTCTTTTAACTCCGTTCCAGTGAAATTAGAACCGGGAAGCTTCGGACCATCCAGTCTAGCACTCATCTGAACACCTCTCGTTTCAGATGGTGCTAATCTATAGAAGTCTACACTAGACATTACTGGACTTAAAAAGCCTAGAGCTTGACGAAGAAGGCCAACCTTTCTGGATACTACCGCATCCCTAGCCACGACAGACTTAGCTAGAAGTGCTAAATGATCAGACATTAAGAAACAGTGCAAATCTGCAATATCTTCTGTTACATTATATCTTGCCCAATCGCTCATGTAACCGGCCGGGTGGTCACCAGTAAAGGATGCTCCAAATGCAGAACCAGACGGGTTCTGTGCAGAAAAATTAGCCTGCATTGCAGCATCCCATACTGTATTAAGATAAATGGCAGCGTGCATGTACTCGTGATGGAACTGCTTTCTAAATACCCTATCTCCCCAACGAGAATCAAGAAAAATAGTTGTTGTTGCCGCAGACCAAATGCTTGCTCCTGGACTGTTCATGTAACTAACACCATCAGTAATGGCTACTGTTGACAACGGTGTTGATTGGACTCCCGCTGATGGATACTTGGCAACTTCCTGCACAAGAGCGCCAACCCTATTCTTAATGGTTTCCAAATCAGTCAGTGCCGTCCAAGAAATATTTTCTACATTAGAGCCTGTGGCCGGAACGGTCACATTGAATCCATATGTTGCTTCAATTGGATCAAGAGCAGCTAGAACACCGTCTAAGCTGGTTGCCGCATTAACTGCCGAAATAATAGAAAATGTATTGTAGTACCTCTTAGCTGGTTCATGATACGAAGCATCAAAGTATGGAGATAATGCAAATCCCGCACTAACCTCAGAGCCTGTCTTGATAACGGGCGCACTTAAGCCATCTCTTGACATTGCCAATGAGAAGTGATTCATTCCATCCAATGGATCAAGATGTAGTAGCTGAGCTGGAGATGCAGAAATATGCTTGGCATGATCTACCGGACGAATTCTACCGTTGCCATAAATTCCCAAAACCTGCAAGGGCACCATGGCACCATTTCGCCAAATATAAAAATCTGTTTCAGTTACAGTTCCACTTAATGAAGTCCGAATAGTTTGAGCCGCTGATTCTGCTGAGCGGTTTCCTGCGGCGTCCACAGCAGATACCGTGTAGCTATACGCAGTGTTGGCTGACAAACCAGTGTCAACGTAGGTCCTATTGGTTAGTGCTGGGGCAATAGTAACCCCGTTGCGCTGAACCCTATATGAAGCTACACCTACATTATCAGTGCTAGCATTCCATGAAATGCTAGTGCTAGTTGGATCGTTTGCAAATAAAATAATTCCGGAAGGCACGGTTGGTGCGGTCGTATCAACCTCGGGGGCAGCGGAAAGATCGGTAGAAGCAAATCTGGCAATTCTTAAGCTGGGTGCTGTAGTTCCGCTGGAATAAACTCCCACGCCTCGCTGAGTGGCTGGCACTGCACCAGAAGCATCTTGAGCCTGAACAACTAGAACATCATTAACATAGCCACGAAGGATAACGGCACTAGATGTTTCTTCAACTTCTAGCTTCATCTTTAATCCTTCGATCCTAGAATCGGTAGGAGTATTTCCACTTCCTAGCATGGTCATCGTAGTGCTGTTGGCTTCCTTGCGACGAATGGAAAACGCTGTTCCCGTACTTCCAGTCAAAAAGAATCCATAAAAAGCTTCGGTATTAGAATTAGAAGTTCCCAATTCTGGGAGGCGAACACAAGGCCCAGTGAAGCTTCCACCGTAAGTGTTTCCCATCTGAAAAGCAGATGAATGATTTCCTGTAGCCATAACAACCGGTGCGCGCTCAACATATGTATTTGTACCGGGCGGAACTATCGCACCCGACTTAAGGAGCATGCGGCTAGAATAGCCAGTCCAACCGTTTCCAGGTGAACTGGCGTCGCCCCTATCAAACTCGTCATTAAAAACTGTCATTACGTCTCCTTAAAAATTATTGTGCCTTCTGGTGTTCCTGCTGGGGGAGAACTATCTGCTGGGCCTAGGACTACAAAACCATTTGAAGTTCCACTATTTCCTCCAACCTTCTTTCCGTCTACCGGCGAAGTCGGCTTGCCTAGCTTAATTCTCAAGTCCCCATCTGGATCGACCCATAAGTGATACTGACCAATCATAGGATGAACTGAGCTGTATTCGGACTGGAATGGTGGAACTACCGGAACCTTTACACCATTGATCGTAATATATCCAAAGGAGTAAGTTACTGCATCGGACGGTGCCTGGATTGTAGCAGAGGCAGTTACAATATTTGATGACAATGTACCAGAAGTAACCCACGCCCTAATCGTACGTGGAGTCGTCTCTTCCACTGAATTATACACATATGTTCCATTGGCTGAGGCCGTGTCATTGATTGTACCATCTCCCCAATCAACATGATAAACCAAGGGAGTATTATTTGGATCGAACGATCCATCAAAACTGTAGGTAACCTCTAATGGGCCAACTCCTACTGTTGGAATTGGGCTTAAAATCTTAAAGGCCAATACCGGAGCACCATCAGGAGCAATAATAGTTCCTGTTGACTTGGTTGCCGTAGAAGTTAATCCATTGGCATCTGTTGTCGTAACACTAATATCAAATGATCTAGCCACTGTAATAGGATAAGTGTGACTTGCGGTCTTGGTTGGTTCATTTACCTGCTGAACCGATGAACCATCACCCCAGTTAATCTTATGGTTAGCCATAGCATTTGTACCGGCCGTTGATGTAACTGTAACGGTAGCGGTCTGTGCGTTTACGGAAACGTTAAAGTTCGCTACCGGAGGATTTATAGTGACAACCGGATCGGGAGTAGTGCCGCCGGGTGAGGTGACTGTTCCAGCAACCTTTCCCCAAGTGCCGTTTCCGCTAACTAACCAATCTCCCCATCGAGGGAGAAGTCTTCTAGCGTTGCGCTCTGACACCTGACTAGGAACCGGCCAATTAAGACCAGGGTATAGGTGATTAGCCACCCAAGGCTGAATGTGCATCCACTTATTGAATTCAGGTTCAGCGGGCAGCCATAGAGGCACATTCGATAGGTTCAGGTTGTCGCGCATGAAAAGAATGTTTCTCTTGATTGCTGAGTTTACCCAACTAGCTGCGTCAGCATATCCTGCATTAACTAGAATTGGAATAAGAACTAGCGCACCATCGATGCACTCATACTGGTAGTGAATTCCGTCACCGGTTCTCAATGGTGGCCCCCCAGAACGGGATGCGTCTTCTACGTTTGCACCAGATAGAACCTTATTTGCAACCTCGGCATTAATTACACCCTGTGAGCTTGGGTAGGTTGCCACGTCCCAACCAGAATTGAAAGATCCAGTAGCAATGAAGGTATTTTGAATAGTAGTATCTCCCAACCAGCGCTTGTAGAATCTAATCATTTCATCCAGAGTTCCTTGTACCGTAGTAGGCGCTCCCGATGGAACACCGGCCAAAGTAGTGATGCCGTGCTTTTTTAAATACAGCAAAATGATGATAGAAGATACACGAGCGCATGCTCCCCAGTTGTTACCCGAAGTCTTACCACATTTGTATAATGAATTCCAGTTGGCCTGACCTGGCATCGTTGCATGAATTGCATAACGCCCCCATTCTACCATCGTATTACGAGGGGCAGACTTTCCTGTGCTACGATGTGGGTCCATTCCTACAAGGTCGGCAGCCAAGAAGTAAACCCCCCAGGTGCGGTATGGATTTAACGGTTGATCGGTAGTAAGTTCAGTACCCATAGCCTCGATAATTTCAGATTCGACTTTAGCCTTGCCTAGACCGCCGCCGTCCTTGGAATATCTGATTGCAATATCCAATACATTCTGAGGGTGCAATTGGTCAACAACACCCATGTTTGCTGCGCCCGGATCGGCATTAGACTTTGAGGCCAATGAGGTCCAAGCTCCACCGCTGGTTGGCAATGAAGCTAGCGTTGTTTCCTTATATAGTAGATAATCTGGCATCTGTCATTCTCCTTAAATTTCTGTTACTATCATATAAACTTGTGTTCCATCAGGTAGATTGGCTACGTCTGGATTAATTCCATAAACCGCGCCGCCACCCCCACCACCAGGCTGCGTTGACATTTCATCAATTCTCGAACTAAGAACATTTTGAATATTGTCAATGTAAATCTTTGGAGCCACTTGACGATCAGTTACAGGATCATTATCTATATGAATCTGACCAATGGTAAACGTATTATCTGTGGCTCTTTTTACTAATGTTCCTCCACCGCTAACGCTAGTCGCAGCAGTCAAATCGGAATGGGTGTGATTACCTGCTGCCGCTGTCGCACTTGTGGTACCCAAAACAACTGCCCCAATAATTGCTCTTACTGCCGGGGCATCTGCTGCGGTTAAAATACTTCTACCGGTTACAGACGAATCTGTAATGTTTGTTGAAATAACTGCTCCGGCTGATCCGGCATCACCGCGAGGAATAGTTAAATTGAGAGAGTAATTTGGAGCGCTGCCCGTTATGGTGGCTGTAGCATTACTTCCCGGCGCTCCGGTAGAAACCGTACCGATTGTCATTGCTGCTGCTGGACCCGCAACTCCCGGATCACCCTTTGGAAGAACTAGATTAAGCGTTTGGTTTGGTGCCGTGCCAGTAATAGTTGCCGATGCACTTGCACCACCAGCGACTGTTCCTATTGTAAGAGTGTTTGAGAGACCATTTGGTCCTGGGTCTCCTCTAGGCCCTACTGGACCCGGAGCGCCTGGTAATTCTATTGTTATTACCTGCGCTGGCATCAATCATCAACCTCGCCATGAACAACTACGTCACCGGCCAAATATGTCCTAGCATCACCGTTAGGTTCCACTATCTGAAAATTCCAGATGTAATCACCCGGTGGAATTGTCTTTGTAATTGAGGTTGGCATGTACAAATCTACCTTATTGGTATCACGAATAGTACACGTGTAATTATACTGAATTGGGCCAGATAGCGATGCACTAATCATTGCTTCCGCAGTCAATCCATTCAGATTAATAGGCTGTAGAACACCACTTGCGTCTTTGGCCTCCATGACAATTGTAAACTTTTGAGAGTCACCCTTCCAGATGGTCATGTTGTAGTTGCTTGGCAACTTTTGCATGCCAAAATTACCAGTGGGTACTTCCCCTGGAAAAATTACATCGGCCATTTGCTCACTCCTACTGTATTCTTAAAATTCCGCGAGTTATCTCCCGGTCATCTAGATATAGTGTATAGTACATCACCGTAAATTCAAAATGAGTAGATTGCTCGGCAAGCACTCTCCACACTGCACCGGTCCTCAATCTTGAGAGGCCACCGTTCTTTACGGTAAACTCTCTGGCAAAAGAGCCTCTCTCCAAGATAACCTTAAAATCTCCATTGGGCAAGACGATAGATTTACCCTGTGCATTCTTGAAATTAAAGGTTTCCTCGAAGCTCTCGCCCTTTGTCAGAGTAAAATTCATTAGCCTGCGTAGAACTCTCTGAGTTCTCTTGGTGTAGCTACTCTGAACCCGCCGTCTACCTCAACCAAATAATCTGCATCCTCTTCCTTTACAAGAGCATATGGGTGCTGACGATTGAACTTGTATCCTCGAATCTCATAAGAGAAGTTGGTACGGATCATCTTGACGACGACATATTCGTCCTCTTCCTCTTCCACGACCACCTCTTCTTCCACTGTTCCGGTAAAATCCTCAGGAATTAAAGCAATTTCCTCTTCTTCTATTTCAGGCTCTAGAGTCTCCTCATACATAAGCCAAGTAACTCCCATCTCACCAAGCTCGGTAAGAATATCGGCCTTCTTTGTCTTGCCGTCCAAGTCAACTGCAAACTGCCTTGCAACCTCTTTTAGCTCAGGAATAGTTAATTCTTTAAAACTCTTATCTCCTAGTGCCATTTAAATCAAATCCTCTCTGTTGAACTTCATTGTATCTGGTGATCTGTTTTAAGTCAATTAAAGCCAGAAAGACCGGGAAGGTTTCCCCTCCCGGTCTTTCATGGACTGTTATCAGGCTCCTGTACCGACTCCAATGTTACGGACGATTACGAATGCCTCAGTGTTCTCGATCTGAGTTCCTACACGGCAGAACATGGTGTACTCAATTGTGTCCTTCTTGGCTGCGTACTGGCGTACGACCTTGATTTCACGCTTGACTCCCCATAGAAGGTTCTGTGGGAAGGTTAGCCATAGCTCACCGTGGTCACCTGTAGCACCAGAGTAGCTTCCGTCCTGGGTCTCATCGAATAGTGGAACCTCCTGTAGAGGCACTCCGAATAGACGACCAGCGTTGAATCCAGCGGCTCCGTCAGGTACAACCTGTGCGTTAGTGTCTCCATAAGTTGCAAGATTAACGTCAAGCGTACGAGAGTAAAGCCAATCCTGAATCAAGTTGCTTCCTGCGAAGAACTTCAACTGTCCTCTGCGCTGCATGAACTTACGTGGCATTGCCTTAATTGCAGCGTTAGCTGCGGCAAGGTTAAGTGGCTCTCCACCGTTGTCAATGATGTGGGCTGCACCATCGGTTGTACCGTTGATAGCAAGCTTCCTCCAACCATCGAAGACCTTTAGGGTCTTGTCAGAGCTGGTGGTATCACCATTAATTGCCAAGTCCTCCAAGTCCATTCCGGCCTGAGTTGCCATTAGGCGCGCGATGTGATCCTCCAATGCCTCACCCTCAAGGTTGTCCTCAAGTGTTTCGGTTGAAAGCTCCCAGTCAAGACGTAGCTTGTGGGTACGCATGTTGATCTTAGAGAAGAATACACCCTGGTTTTCACCAGTGTCTACCGCCTCTACAGCACCACGTAGCAAGCGCTGTCCGACACCGATACGATCAATTTCCTGCTCAGTAGAGCGCATGCGGATTGTGCGAACCTGACCACCTAGGACTGTTGAGTCCCACATGTAGTCGATGAACTGATTTGCCTGCTCCGGAGCCAAAAGGCCAGAGCCAGGTGGGGAACCAATCTCGGTAGAGACGATTACCTTTTCAAGTAGTTCGTTGTTGCTCATATTATATTTTCACCTCCCGAGTGAAATAAAGTATTTGGTATTACAAACTTACATGGTGCGTTGGATCAGCGAAGGCCGTCCATTGAGAAGATAGTACCGCGCCACATACCATTGCTCTTCTGTAGAGAAGATTCTTCCTCAGACCCGCCAAGGTCTGCGGACTTTCTAACTGCACCTGACTTCTCAACTGCGCCCAGCTTCTCCTGAACACCATTAAACTTTTCTGTCAAGGTACCAAATCTATTGCTTAGCTCATCGTGCTTTGTAGCTAGGTCTTCAAGTCCCTTTTCGAACTTTTCAGTGGCCTGCGCTAGAGCTTCGGCATTCTTACTGCCGTGATCTTCCAAAGTTGATTCAATGCTCTTACGTAGATCATCAAACATCTTGGTTAGAGGATTCTCCTCAACATCGCCGTCCTTAGGAGCGTCCTGGTTAAGTACCTCTGCCTCTTCTACCTTTTCTGCACCGGTTCCGGTAACGCTTACGTTCTCGTCCTTTACCTCAGTTGCAGTGTCGGCTTCCTCACCCTCAGGTGCGATAGTCTCGCTATCACCCTTAGGAGAAACTTCCTCAGCAGACTCAACCTGAGTGTCAGTGTTTTCAACAACATCCTCAGGGGTGTTTACATCTTCTTCGTTCTTCTTTTCTGCCATGTTTTCACCTCCCTCAGTTGATTCAAACTTCTCGATAATGGTGTTAACCTTTTCTGCCTTGTCACCGCCATCGCTCTCAAACCATCCAATGTTCTGCATCGGTGCGCCACAATCGACGCAATCCTTGGTCTCGTCCGAAGCCACAACTGCTACCGGCTCATCACCCTTCTTGCAGTAGAAAACATTTTGAAGTTCCATCTTGGCTAGCATTCCGTCTACTTCGGTGGAACCGTCAGCAGCCTTCTGAATGCTAAGAATGTTTGATAGCTGATTGGCTGGGTTATCAACAAGTGATAGCTCTACCATTTCGTAATCCTTGATGTATCTAATAGCCTTACCGGCGTCCTTGTTAAATTTGCTTTCAGCGTCCTTAACGTTACCGCCGATGCTGAAACCGGTTAGAGTGCCATCGTTAACCATTTCCCAAATGTGCTCTGCACCCTTGGAAATATATGCGTCAACGTAAATTCCGGTATAAGTCTTTTTAGTCTTCGTGTCAAAGAATTCTTCCTCGCGGGCGTTAACTAGCTTGCCTGCTGGAACTGGCTGATGCATAAGACGAATGTTTCCACGGAAGTTAGCAAAAGCCTTAGCTGATGCCTCCTTGGTTACAATGTCGCCGTGCAAATCTTCTGAGTCGAGCGTGGCGAAGCCAGAGACAATTCGCCTCTCCTTGTCCACCTTCTGCAATGGCATGGTGATGCGAATGTTATCGCCTTCACTCTGCCAATTAGCCTTTTCTACTCTCATAGGTAAATGTTAACACCGTTTTCTTCAAAAGCAAAATCAAACACATACGTACGGTAATCAGCAGAGCTTCGGTTGCCCTTTGATGAATTACACGATCTACAAAGCGGTTGCAAATTATCAATCAAATTGCTTCCACCTTGCGTAATCGGCACTACATGATCTATAGCAATATTATCTCTGGAGCCGCACGCCAAACATTTCTTTCCATAAGCTAGGAAAATAGCCTCAATAACATCCGCTGTAATAACACCACTTGAAAGTTTTTTCTTAGAATTATAGTTGTGCCAAGCTGCTTTGTGTCTTTCAGGGTTTGCCTTATATGGTGGATTAAGACTATTGCGCTGCCTCTTCATCTCTCGATAGCAAAGGCGGCAGCGGCTCTCTCTACCATCCGTAGAGTTAGTTCGTAAGTTAAATTCTACTAATGCTTTTACCTTTTGACAAGAAATACATTTCTTGTCTGTTGCGCGGGCACGGTTCTGAACAGCAACCACTCTTAACACACTCTTGGCGTCTTTATTTTTTCTACAAATTTTGCAAACCGTTTGCAATCCATCTTTAGCTAAAGAGTTTCGGCCAAAATTTTCAAATAACTTAGACTCCATACAAACCGCACATATTTTAGTTATCATGACTGTGTGCGACCGGCGCCCTGCGAAGCGCGTCCTTCACCGGCTGAGTCGGTGGCGTTGGCTGTACGTGCCTGGTCACGACTTCTATTTCCCGTAGCCTGAGCACGCTGTTCAGCGCCCGGCCCACCTGACGCTGCCTTTACCTTAGCCGCCTCGGCCGCCTGCTTCTCCTGAGCCTTAAGCTGCTTATTCTGGAATTCAACAGTTTCTGGTGCGATGGCACTTGCTGCAACCATTGGACGCTCATCTCCCCAAGGTAGGGGAGATTGGCCCTTACGAGCACGAACCTCGTTAACCGTCTCAATAGCCAAACGAAGATTACGCTCATCAATCTTAGACTGTGTATCTTCGTCAGTAAGAGCAAGCTCATTTAACTTTAGACGGAAAATGTCAGTTAGCTCACCAACTACACGATTAATCTTCTTTTCTAACATCTTCTGCTCGGGACGACAAACCTGTTCCTTGAATGTCTTGTCTGCATCTCTTGCGGCAGCTAAACCACCAGTAGATTCTGATAGTGATACTTTTGTAACCGGCACTCCATGAGCCATAAGAATATCTGAAATGTTACCACGACGATAATTAACGAAGCTGGAATCCTGTGTACCGGCCTCTACTGGCTTCATTTCAAAGCTAGCCTTTTGGTCCTGCTGATCGGCAGGTAACGGAACATAAATAGTTCTGTGGTTGCGCCCCTTCAATCCTGTTTCAAAAAACTCTAGAAGATTCTGTTCGCCCTGGCTACTAAATGAAGCTCCCTTAACTACAATAACATAACGAGGAACTGCCTTGTTTTCAAAGTAATCAAGGTTGAATCTTGCTGCAAACTCATTACCTACAATTGCCTGCTGGGCAGCTACAATATTGGGTACACCATAGAACTGGCTGGTTGGGCTGTACTTCTTAATATGAATAATTTCATTTGGACGTGAGTCATTGCCAATAGGATTTGAAATGGTTTCACCGAAGTTTCGATAGAATGTCGCCCTATTGCTGACCATTTGCACGTAGCCATCGCGCTCCTTACGGATTCGAATGGTCGATGCTGGAATGTGACCAATGTAACCAACCGTGCCATCGAGAGTACGACCAATTTCTATGTAACCGTTTCCAGTAACTTCGTAATCAGTCCACACCTTTATCAAAGTCTCAGAAAATGTATCTTCTGCATTGCAGTCATCTAGATAATCATAAATGGCTTCCTTTGTGCGATCAAGCTTTTTGCGCATTCTCTCCTTGGCATCGCCTTCCGCGTCGCTTAGCTTGCGCTGCATAGAATGAGTAAAAACAAAATCAAACCCCAAACCGGCGATGTTAGCAACCTTGGCTCTAACCGCAGCAGCATGAGGTGCTGACATTTCATAAATTTTAGCTAAGTAATCTAGGTTGTACTTAGGTAATACAACACCAAATAAATTATAAGCATCAATAGTTGATTCTAACTCGTCGCGCTTTGTACCGGCATCGGCGTGGCCTGAGTAAACCTTTTCCATCCTGCGGGTCTGTGTGCGCTTGGTGTTTGCATCAAGACCACGAACCTTCTTTAAATCTGAGCCGCTGACTGAGAATGGGTCAACAACATCGTTAACTAGCTCTCTATTGGTCTTAATTAACGTGGGGGAAAGAAGGGTCTGCTCATCGTCGGACTCTACGTTCCGATTGCGACGCGCTCCTGCTACCCTATCAGCCATTCTTGTCTAGCTCCTTTTGATACTTGTATTCATCAATTAAATTACCAATATCATATGGGTCTGGCGTCTCACCATTCTGCATGCGTGCCATTTCTTCTTCCCATTCACCTTCGCTAATTGGACGGGCTCCCTCTTCAAAAACCGGACCGCCCTCCATAATGCCCAACTCATTGTGAACAAAGGCAATCAACTTAGCAACAGCTTTCATGTCACCCCTGCGTGCGGGTGCGACAAGATAATTAAAGTTTTCGTCTACAACAGGCTTTCCATCAATTCTCCAAGTGTAAACACCATAGGGAATGCCTTCGTCAACAATCTTATATCCGCTCATAAATTTATATTAACACAACCATTGTTATTGTCAAACCAATGACCAGCTTTTAGCTTTGTCCAGGTATAAATGACCAAGTTTGCGCATAGAATGAAACTGGTGAAGATGATTCTGTCACATTCACTCCAGAACTATCATTAACTCTTAGAATTGGTGACCCTACATTAGACTTATATAAATTAAGAGCTTGTGCAGCCGTCATCTCATAATCATAGGTAGCTAAATGACCAACGGTTACATCAAGCATTTCTGTACCGGTCAAATTACCACCAATTCGAAACTTGCTGTCATTAGGAGTAGTAAGAACAAAAATCCAATGAGCCCACTGATCCAATTGTTGCGCTGTCGCGCTTGTGAAGGGCTGTCCATTTCTGTAAGCAGTCATTCCTACGGCTGAAACATTGCCGCCATCTACTTTGACATAACTAGTTCCAGTATTTCCAATAAAAAAGCCAGAATTATCATCAAGCTTGGCCCACATTTCAACTGTGCCAATAGTGTTGGCTTCATCCTGTTGAATTTCCAAGTAACCATTTCTAATAACAGCGCCCCAGGTGCTCAGATAGTCTAATGGATTAGGTGTTTCATAATCCATTAGAACAGATTTAAATGCCAAATTTCTCGAACCACTAGTTGGCGTTATTAATCTATCGTTAAGTATCAACACAGTTAACGAATCAACCCATCCTTCTTCTGGAAGATCAAACCTTAATAGCAAGTTAACATCTGTAGCGTCCTCTAAAACAATGGCTCCATTCATTACCGGAGTCCATGTAATATTATCAGTAGAATACGAAAGAACAGCTTTAAATCCTTGATAAGTTAAAGACACACCGGCAATCGTATCGGATATCATCGATGATACTGGCACCATGCCCATCCACGTTCCGCCGCCATCGTTGGCTATCATTCTAGTTCCCATAATACCAACACCACTTGTAAAGAACTGATCCCAATTTGTATAGTCAAAAACAACAGTAGAATAAATGTCAGAGTCTCGATTCATCAACGTCCATGTTGTAGCTCCATTGGCAGATGCCGTCTGCTCGGGGGCTCTTACGGCCTTACCCCACTCGTAGTGCTGGCCTACTTCTCTTGCAGACAAACCTCTAGCATAGAGCGCAACGCTATCATAAATAGCAGACCCCGTACCACCATTAATTCGAATTGAACCTGAGGTAGAAGTAAAGGGAGATAAAAGTAAATCTAAAGATGCTACCAAGGTTGCATCAATATATAGCTCGGCCTGCGTAGGGCGATAAATCATAGCCACATAAAAAGACTTACTATTGTTAGGAGTCCATGATGTTTCTACCGTACCGGCATCTTGCTTTATCCTTAAAATGAAGTCTGTTCCATTCCAAAGCACGCCCTCTCCAGTATGACCAAGTACAACAACTTCACCGGTATTTGTCATCGGCATAAACCAAGCTTCAAGTGTAAAAGAAATCGCTTCGTATCCCTGATTGTAAGGCTCAAAACTAATGTTATCTGATGCACTGATAAGTGTTGATGATCCTGAACCGGCCACTAACGGCGGGTTCGATCCATCCAACGTACGAAACGTATGCGGATTACTACTCATCACTTCTAACTCGTAGTTCATAAATTAAGTATAGTCTTAGTCACCCAAAAAAGCAAAAACCCCGAACTAAAGTCCGGGGTCATGCTGTAACTAACATTTCCATCCTAAGGTGTTCGGGAACTCTTGCGAAATTCAGGCACGAACGCCGTTAACAACTCTCATCTGTATCGGCCCACAAGCCGCACCCGAGGTTGTGGTTATATTATAGCACATCATTTAGCGTCTGTAAAAGTGCCATCAGCCAATAGAACTAGTCTACCTTTTTCAAACTTCTGTTCAATTAGACCGTCCTCTTCACGCTTATATTCAGCACTCGTTGGGTAACCAAGACGACCATTCTCCCAACCAGTTGATGCATAGTAATTAAGGAATGCACCGTGAATATCCCAGGCTCCGGTCTTTGGAGACCAGTAAATTGCCCAACCGGACGCGAAGTGGCTAGAATGTCCAACTCCATGAGTCAACTCATCGCTCGTAGGAAATCCAGTAGTTAGCTCACTACCAATTACACGCCAACGCTTTAGAATTTCTCCATGAACTTCGTGGGCTGTGCCCTTATCAACATTTGGATGCCAATAAATAGCTCCATTAGTAAACTCCTGCCAACGACCAGCCTTATCTAATGTTGAAACTTCTGGACCGTCCGGCTGACCTACGATTCCCTTTGTACGGTCATAAGCCACCCTGATGGCTCCTACAATTGGGAACTTGAACTGTGGAACTACTGGTTGTGCTGGGCCACCTAGATTCCAGGCCGCCTTGCTATCGAAACCGGCGCGGTTCAGACTAAACGATACATGGAAGTGCTTATCGTGTGGATTACTTCCGTTATATGCTCTCCATGTTCTAAAATCAGGACTAGTAATTCTGCGGTTGAAGATAATGTATCCTCCACCGGTCAATCTTGGATCACCGGCTGCGCCCTTCTTGCGTAATTCTTCAACAATCCAAGCCGCGTCAATGCCGTCCTTGTCAACATCGCGCGCACGTACAACACCCTGCCCAGCAATAATTACCCAAGGATTGTGGTCGGAATCTCTAGATGCGTGAGCAGCATCACCAATTGTTCCATCTGATGCCTTGTCTCGTTTAGGCCAACGAACATTAATTTCATCTACCAGAGCAATGCTGGCATTACAATTACGCCACGTCACTTATCATCATCGGGATTAGTGGGAGCGTCTGCTTCCTCACCTGCGTAAACCCAGGGATCGGAGTGATCCTGCTCCCCGGCCGTCCTTGCCTTTGGTTCTGTCATATTTATCCCCTCCTTTCTAGATTAGTATGCTCCTTTCGTTGCTAAAAAGCAAATGACCCAGCCTCGGAGTAGAAGGCTGGGTCATCGACTTATTCTGTTTTTTCTCTTCCATCTAAAGAATGATGGAGAATATGCCATCCAATTGAGCCATCGTCTCTCTTTACAGGCTCTGTTGTGGGCCCGCAAATACATTCATCATTGTTAGTGTTATGGTCCACAAGATCATTAACTGGATAAGTATGAACTGCTGTCATTAGTTTGCTGAGCCTACAAGCTCACATTGACCTGAAACACAACTTAGCATCTGCGTTCCAGTAGTGTTATCTTCCTTCTCATATAGTGGAAGGATAGACCAATTAACGTGTGCTGGCATATCTGCAACAAACTGCTTGTAACCGGACTCGTCGGTGTCCTGGTATGGTGCTTGCTGATATGTACCGGCATCATATGGAAGAAAACTGATTCCACCAACGATATCCCAGTTTTTGTAAACCCAGTGGCTTACCTCAATCCATTCCTCTTCACGCACGTTGACGGTGATAGAAGGATTATGCTCGGTCCAGTGCATCTTGTACACCTTCCAGAACTCTAAGTGATCAATAGCAGTTAACTCATTTCTGGTGACCGCGCCTACCGGTGCCTTCTGTGGGAAGTAGAAGACAGTTGTACTGTCAGGTGCCATTAGGTCAGGCTCATTAGGAATACCGGCGTCATTCATGAATGATGTTAGCGGGTCCTTGTTGTCCTGACGGACGGAGCGAATGTAATAGTCATTGTGCCACGGGTGCATTCCTGACGAGGTGCCGGTAAGCTGAGAAACTGTTCCGCTAGGCTTGACAGTTGTGATCGCCGTTGAGCGATTGATTCCCATTGCATCTGCCACGCGGGCATTAACTTCAATCGTCCGCTCTCGTAGAGAGTCCAATGCGGAAGCCAAGCGGTCAAGCCCTTGTCGGCCAGACGTAAGCTTGTTTCCAAACTGTCCGGTGAGTGAAACTCCAAGAAGCCTTTCCTCTTCGCAGTTATCTCTCCAAATCTTTCTAAGATACTTGAAATTGGTGAAGCTGGCCTGAATGGTTCCCAAAATGGTTGCAATTTCTGCCTTCTCAAGTAGTGCCTCCTCCGTATCGCTTTCCTCGACAATAATTTCAGTTAAGTTACAGAACTGATACGGACGCAAAGAAATCTCTCCACATGGATTTGTTCCACCCAATAGAGAACCGTCGCGTCGCGGTGCGAATGCAGCCTTCTTCATGTTTTCCATGTTTACGATACCGCGCTCGCCTGAACCGGACTCGTATAGATTCTGCCATTCGTGCATAAACTCACCGATGCTTGGCTTCTTGTAATGTGCTGCGGAGTTGTTAGCTAGACGACGATATGGAGTTGCCTCCCACCACGCACCGCTCTTTGCCTTAGCCATATCATAATCGTCCAAGTCCTGCAAACTGATCAGAGCAGAACGGCGCACACCACCCACGACAACCACGTCCCCAATCTTGCACATAATGTCATGGCACTCAAGGCTTGTAAGCTTTCTTCCTGCTGCTTTCTTGAATGTAGCGATAGCAAAGTCAAATAGATCGACAAGTGGTTGTGGTCCCGATGAGCGACCTCCAAATGTCTTAAGCTTTGCTCCTGCTGGACGAAGCGCTGTAATATCAATTGCAGGAATCTGTCCAACATAAAGCATGGCAATAAGTTCGCGTAGCGCGCGTGCCCAACCTTCCTTAGA